CCGCGACCGCATGGCTGTTATTGCTGCTCTACCTGTTGCGCTTGGTGCTGATCCTCCTGACTGCCAAAATAGTCCTGAACTTGTCAGGTTGCTATTTATGCTAACTAATATTCCGTCTATGCTTGTTTGAGATAGATTAGTAAAATGGAATGCATACATAAAGTTAGTACATAAACAGTTATCAAATGAATGAGCTGGGAAATCAGTCAGGTTAACATTTAAATACCAGCAGGTACTAAATGTTGTTGCTTTCCTAAAATCTAGAAGTGGGAATGTTGATAAATTAGTATTAGTCCATGCCGAGTTAAAGTAAATACCCTCGCTAGTATCAATTGATGGGAATTCAGTGTATTTATTACCCGCAAATGATGATGCAAAATTAGTAACGTTTTTCGTATCAATTGCTGGGAATATAGTTATGTTTTTATCCTTCCATGCCTTTGTTAGACTAGTCGCATCGCCATAACTTGCTTTAGCCCCATTCTCAACAAAATAAGCTTCTACTTTTGCCAGGTCTGCATCAGCTACAGCCCCTTCTCGTATTAGCACCCCAAATATCTTATTACTAGAAAAGAACTGGCCACCTATCTTATGCGAACCAGCAGGCAGATCAACACCATAACTTGCAGTACCATCACCAGTCCCGATGACCATCGAACCTACCCATCCTCCTACTGGAACAGTAACGATAATAGCATCGATAACTTTATCAATAGTAATACAATCTGGTAGCGTATTATATGTTGGTCTAGCGTATAGTGTCCCTTGCGTACCATGATTACCATTGCCTGACTTATCAAGCACGCGACCAACAGGCTGAGCGTCTGCGGTTACTGGAGTTGTGCCTGCTGTGTCCTGTGATAGCGTAGGAACATCAAAAAAATCAAACCCCACTCCTTGCTCTCCGCCACTAAATAAATCTAGCGGGGAGAAAGCAATTTCATTACCTAATTCATCTTCATATGTAACAGTAAGTATTACACCACCTAACTCTATTGCCTTAGCTATTAGGGTCTTTTTTATAAAACTATTAGCAATAAGGCTCATTAGTTTAAGTCTCTAGCCAGCATACTAATATTAGTACTACCATCAGCACCAGTAACCGTAAGATAAAGTGGCATATTATCGCCTAAGCTAGCTGCTAACTGTGTAGGTAGGTCTGTAACATCCCCATCAGTAAGAGCTATATATGAGCCAAAGTCATCTATATAGGTTAGGGTTACTGTAGCAGCTCCTAAAGCACCAGAGATAAAGATAGCCACTCTAGACCAGTTACGGGGGGAGGTCTGTAGGACTTGGTAATTCCCATTAGTAGTAATAATCATCTAAAGCCTCTATATATGGAGTGTTTGTAATCCCTGATTGACAAGGTATTAAATGTAGTGTATCATAAAGCTATCATTAGTGCAATCCTTTAAATTAACCTAACTATATCAATGGCTTACGATACAGACTTACCTTCGACAGGAAACCTAGTAGACCTAGATGCTAAGGTATCACCTATAGTACTAGCAGGTATCTTAGGGGTAAACGTATCTTTACTGTACCAAGAGATGCAGGTAGGAAGGCTCCCTAATCCTCTGATTGACTATTCATATAAGGAGTGTATACAAACCTATGTGTCTCACTTTAAGAAGAATGCTGACCTAAAGATACTTAAGGCGAAGCAGGACTATGGCCTCAAAGTAGAAAAGTTAGAGAACGATAAGAAACTTAGAGAGAAGAAGCTAGAATTAGCCCCCAAGAGAACTTATGATAGTGATAATGGTGATATACCTCCACTTATGGCAGCTAAGATAAAGCAAGAGATAAGACTAGGCATTGCCAGAGAAAGTCATCTATGGATTAAAGCCGCCATCGAGCGCGGGGAGTATATAAGCCTAGGGGTCTTAGTTGACTTGCTTGAACCCTTCATCATGTCTATTAGACAAGCGCTCCTTACTATAGGACTAGAAAGTACAGAGGCCGAGAAACAAGTAGACTTAGCGATGGAGACACTAGGTACTCTAGGGGCTAAGATGATAGAAGGTGCAGTTTACGACTCCTCAAGGTTTGTGCAAGCTATCTTAGCTAAAGATATAGTACTAGAAGAGATAGAGATAGACAACAAACCAGCGAGACTATTATGATTGAGAGGCTATTTTCTAATACGGCTGAAAGAAAGCTACTCGGTGGATTACTCTCCCTACTCAAGCCTGCTATTAGAACCTCTACTAGGCAATGGTTACGTGACCATAGAATACTTGCCCAAGAAGAGAGTCACTTTACTGGTAAATTTGATCCTGATAAGATACCAGCACTAGAGTACATATATGACTGCTGTGATAACCGAAGTATCTATATTATAGTTGCAATGAAAGGTTCTCAAGTCGGGTGGAGTGAGCTTACTAATGGCGTTATAGGTAAAGTTATCCACACTACCCCTACGAAGATGCAATGGGCTTTCCCAGGACTAGAGCCGTCTAAGGTGTATAGCAGAGAGAAGCTTAAACCTTTCTTTAATGGCACAAGAGTACTAAAAGAACTTATTAATATAGGGGTAGCTAAAGAAAGCTTCTCGTACTTTAAGTTCCCTGGTGGCTTTCTTAAACTTACTACACTAGGGGCTATCTCTTCCGCAAAGACCAGCTCTATACCATTCATAGGAGTAGAAGAGCCAGATGACGTTAAGGATGATGTAAAAGGGCAAGGTGACACACTAGAGAACGTAAAAGGAAGACAGAAGACCTTTCCTATAGGCTTTAAGAAGCTTATCTTCGGTGGTACTCCTACTGATAAAGACTTCTCTAGGGTAGAGAGTGGATATAAGCAGTCTAATAAGCTAGTGTTTAAGGCCGAGTGTCATCATTGTAAAGAGTTAATAGAGTTAAGCCTAGATAACCTCAAGTATGACGACTACCAAGACAGATACATAGATGAACTATATGGCAAACATAACCCTGACTCTGCTTACTATGAGTGTCCGGCTTGTAGTGGTATATGGTCATTCGAGGAAAAGAACCAGAACATTGAGAATGGTAAGAAGTTTGGGTTTACTGACTTCACAGGTAACTTCTCTAAGGGATGGCACGCTGAAAGGCCAGAGGTAACAGAGACCTTTGGCTTCCACATACCTGAGCTACTATCTACTCTATCTTCTTCTACCTTTAGGGAACTAGCCCAGAAAGAGATATTAGCTGAACTAGACCTTCTCAAAGGTAATGAAAGCCTGATGAAGAGCTATAGGAACAATAGCGGAGGATTACCTTATGCTTCTGGTATCACTGCTCTCGGGGCTAAAGAGATGGAGAAACTGCGACTTAACTACCCAGAAGGCATAGTACCCTCAGAGGGGTTAGTACTAACAGCAGGTGTAGATGTCCAAGACAATAGATTTGCCTATGTTATACGTGCATGGGGAAGGAACAATAATAGTTGGCTAGTTAAATGGGAGGAGATATTTGGTGATGTGCTAAATCAAGACTCAGAAGTATGGACACAGCTATCTGACTTGTTAGTTCATGGTACTATTCCTCACTCTAACGGTAAGACACTTAAGGTTGCCGCACTCTCTATAGATAGTGCTGATAACTCTGAGCTAGTTTACCGATGGGTACTAAAGAACATAGCTAGTAATAAACAGATATTTGCAGTTAAAGGGGTAAGGGACTTACGGCATTCAGAGGACGAGATATACAGAGAGCCGCTAATAGATATAACTAGAGACCAGCAGGCTAGAAAGACAATAGCTGAAACTATGGGGGTTAGTGTCTTTAACCTAGGAGCGCATAGAGCGCACGACCAGGTACTTAAGCGAGTAAACCTTAATATGAATAAGGAGGCTCGTAGTAACATGTACTACTTTAATAAACAGTCCTATGGTAGCTACGAAGATCAAATGACTAGCTGTCGTAAGATACTAGACATGAACAGTAGTTATAGTAAGCCTGTATATAAGCTAATTCCTGGAAGACGTAAGGAGGCTATAGATGCTGAGAAACTAGCACTACATGCCGCCTATGCCATTGGAATTAGAAACTATACTCATGCTCAATGGAAGGCTATAGAGAGCTATCTATATGCAAAATAAACTAAGAATAAGAGACATAGTATCCTTGCTTCTCTTTCCGCTGGTATTGATATTCTTTATCTCCCTAGCAATACTCTCATTTATAATTAATAGGTAACTTATGTCAATCCCACTACAAGAGTTAAAAGACCAACTAGCTACAGTGCAGGCCGCAATAGACTCAGTACTAGCAGGTAATAGGCTAACTTCATTACGAGTAGGCAGTAGTACGTTCTCTCGACTCTATACCTATCAAGAGTTAAGCTTAGATAGCCTAACCGCACTAAGAGATAACTTATTAGCCCTCATACACGCACTTGAGCCAGCTACTCCTGTGTTTAAAACTAATGCTACTATACCATTAGTAGTCGGCAAAGACATTTGGTAGGATAAGGCTATGACAGAGCAAGTAGTATTTAACAAAATAACTCAACCGTCCGCATACTTGGGGGCATCTACCTCATATAAGAATAAGAGAAAGGGACTAATCCACGGAGACCCTGACTCTATAGCAGCTATGGAGATAGCTAACCTTCAAATGAGGTCTGCTGACTTAGTTCGTAATAATGGCTATGCTAAGACTGGCCTTACTAAGTATATGACCTATCTAGCTGCGGTTAAGGTAAACTGGACTAACTCTAAAGGCAAGAAGCATAAGAAAATGCAGAAGTTCTGGGAAGAGTTTGTAGCTAATCCTAACTTAGATGGCCATGGGACTTTTGCTAACACCCAGTCTATTATAAACAGCTCACAGTTCATCACAGGCAACGCTTATACTCGTATGATGGTGCAGCGAACAGGCAATACTAATACAGTACCGTTAAAGCTACAAGCTATCCCTACAGAGATGCACGATATCTTCTATAATGGTGGAGCTGAAGAGGATAATGTAAAACACGGTATTAAGTTTGATAACTCTAAGCCAGTTACCTATTACTTCCGCAAAGGTATCTATAATCACCTATGGCTTGGGGCAGATAACCCTTTTAGTGTAGTTAGTATTCCAGCGGAAGATATAGTACACCAGTTTATAAGAGAGTCCCCAGGGCAATGGATAGGTCTGCCACTACTAACCTCAGTTATACTTAATCTATACGAAGTAGATGAGCTAATAGAAGCTACGGTAGCTAAGCAAAAGGCTGCCCAAGCTATTGCATGGATAATAGAGAATACTAACCCTATGGCCTTAACTCCTACAGGTGCGCCTGGGGTAGAGACAGGAGAGAACGGGGAGGATAAGATAGTCTTTAAAGCATCTGGAGGTAATACTCAGTATCTTAATAAAGGCGAGTCTATTAAGTTCTACCAGAGTACTGATATAGGCAAAAACCTACCATTACTTATCCAAGCTGAGCTACGTAGAATAGCTGGGGCAATAGGAGTACCCTACCACTCGCTAACGGGAGATACTGGGGACTTAGCCTTCAGCTCTCTTAGGGCTATATCTGTAGAGTTCCGTCAAAGGCTAGAGTACATACATCACTTTTACACTATCCCGTTGTCTATAGTACCTATCACTAACAGATTTAAAGAACTAGCTATCCTTTACTCCTCTAAAGTTAGTGATGCTACTCCTACATTCCAATTACCTAGATGGTATGGTGTTGATGACCTTAAGGATACACAGGCTGATGTACTAGAACTAAACTACGGCCTAGGGACACTCCAAGGTAAACTAGATGAAAGACACTTAACTTTTGAAGAAGCCGTAGAAAGTGCTGGTCAAATAAAAGAACTAGAAGCTGCTCTTGGTAGGCCTCTAGGTGGTGTCAGCTCTACTCACCAAAGTAATAATACCAAGCCTAATACTAACTCAACTTCCCTTTAATTAGGGAGTTGACAGGGTAGGTTATTTGTGGTATTATGATTTAACCTAGATACTAATTTAATGGAACAGCATGATTTACCTTAAAACAACAGAGGTATCGTAGAATGAGCCACGCCCGACTACTAACTAGAATCTTAAACTGCCCACTAATGGTAAGTCAAGATAAGTTAGACATAATTACCTCAGAAGTAGGTCTTAAGCTTTTAGCTGGTGAATCTCTAGCAGTTGGCGAACCTACTATACACTCAGTAGTCCCTAAGGGTGCTGCTGTAGTTACTATCTTTGATGCGTTAGTCTCCAAGAATGGTGGAGGAGCTTCAGGATCTACCTCCTACGAGAGTATAGTATCCCAGACTAAGGACCTTATAGCTCAAGGACACAAGGCTATCTATTTCTACCTTGATACTCCTGGTGGCGAAGTAGCTGGCTTATTCGGAGCAGCGGACTTTATATCTTCTTTACCTGAACGGTACGGTGTAGAAACTATAGGTATTACTGATGGTATGATGGCTAGTGCAGGCTATGTGCTAGGTAGTGCTGTCCAGAAGCTCTATGCTACAGAGACAAGTATTATTGGCTCTATTGGGGTTATTATGACTCTTGTCAATACAGTAAAGGCAGACGAGGAAGCAGGCAGAGAGTATCTTATACTTAGGTCTAAGGACGAGAAAGCCCTACTTAATCAACACGAGCCTTTTGAGCAGAAAGCTATCGATGATGCTATGAAGATGCTATCTAACTTAGACGGCATTATGAATAAGACTGTCTCAGCTAATAGACCTGGCTTAGACATACAAACTATTATAGACTTGAACGGTAAGGTAGTACTTGGTACTGAGGCGTTATCCTTGGGTCTAATAGATGGAATTGTTACCTCATTCGATGGTGTAATAAAGGAACGGACTAATTTAACTTTAACTCATACAGGTACTACTACTATGACAGAACTAGAGAAAGCTTTAATGGCTAATGCTCAGCTTACTGCTGACCTTGCGGCTAGTAGAGCAGAAACTACAGTGGCGGTTAAAGCTGCTGTACAAGAAGAACGCACACGGGTACTAGGCATTGTAGATGCTGCTGGTACATTTAAGGTAGCTGCTGATATGGCTAAGAAACGTATTGTAGCAGGCTCTACAGTAGTAGATTCTGTTGAAATGTTTGAAGGCATTGCTCAAGGTATCCAAGCTAGTTTAGATACTACTGCTACTACAACTACTCTTAACCCTGACACTACTGCCCCAAGCGCTAGTGACTTCTCAAAAGGCTTACAGGCTGCTTTAGATAATGCAGAGAAATCCCCTAAACTATTCCAAGGAGTTAGATAATGACTACTAATAACGGTGCATATATGGATTACCCTGACTATGTGCCTAAAGCTGCCTTCTTTCGTAGCTCACCACGTAACACTAAGGTAGGTACTGTCAAAAGTGGCCAAGTAATTAAAGCACTCTCTTTCGTAGAGTCGGATGATGACGGTAAGCTAGTTGCCTATTCTGGCTTCGTTGAGAATGCAGAAGTTACCTTTGCAGCCATTACTGCCTCACAAACTCTTATCTTAGGTGGACTAACCTATACTGATGGCGGTGCTGGTACTACTGCTGAACAATTAGCAACTGCTTGGGCTGGCTTAATTGACGGTTCTGATGGCGGAGCTGACCCTGCTACTGGCATATGGTCTGGTGCATTAACTAACTATAGAACAGAGGCTATTGACGATACTAGAGTATTGTTTGTATCTACGCTACCAGGTACTAATCCTACTGACTTAGCTGATACAGGTACTGCTACTAACCCAACTATTACACTTATCCAAGGTGAAGCTACTACTTCAAAGATAGCAGGGGTATTATGTTATGACGTAGATGGTACTTCTGGTGATGTTGATGCTAGTGTCTATACTGAGGCTAGTTTCTGGGCAGACGCATTAGTATGGGCTGTTGATACAGCGGTTGATACTATTACTTTGCCAACTGGGACTACAGTAGCCGTTACTGCCTATAATACTGGATGTGGTGGTACTACTGCCGTATCTAATTTACTTAAACAGAAGTTCGTAGAAGGTTCAGAATTTGACCCTATGGGATTCTCTAAAACTGGAGAGGTATACTAATGTCTGAATTCCTTAGCCCTTACGAAATGAGTAAGGTATTAGAGGGTGTTATTCCTGCTAATAAAGTAGCTAGACCTAACTGGCTGCAAACTGCCTTTGGTAATGTCGATACTACTAACCGTTCTACTGTGAACTTTGATAGAGAGTTCCAATCTAACAATACCCCTGCGATGTATGTTGCTCCTAATGTTGATGCGCCTATTATCAAACTTCAAGGTTTTGGTACTACTGAACTAGGCTTTGCTTACACCAAAGAAGGTTTAGCTAGTCCTGACTATGAAGAGATTAATGGTAGACAGTTAGGTCAAGAGTTTGGTCAAGTAGACATATGGGCTAACTGGTTAGGCAACATTCGTAAGAAACTAGCTGTTACAGAAGCTAATTTTGAAACATTGTTTGAAGTCAACGCTGCTAACTTAATCTTTACTGCTACTCATACTGCTCAAAGTGCATTGCACCCTACAGTGCTATATGACTTTAATCGTACTAAGATTACTACTGCTGCTGACTTTGCGAAAGGTTATGTGCCAGAAGTAGATTTAACTACCTTAAACTCTGGTGGTGTTGGTAACTTAGCATGGACAGCAAATGGTACTCCTTACAAAGACATTATTACCGCATGTAATACTGTATTGCGTAAAGGAAGTATTAGAGCATTAGTTATGGCAGAAGATGCCTATGCGTTGCTTGAAGCTGATATTACTGCTAACTACAAAGACGCTGCTACACTAACACTAGACATTACTAACCGTATTGCTCTTAAAGTATTACCAGAAGTTGAGAAGTACCAAGACCTTAACTATAGACGCTCATTGCCTATTGGCAGTGGTCGTACTGTAGACATCTATACATATACTGCTATCTACCATAACCGTACTACTGGGGTAGAAACAATGTATGTGCCAGAGGGTCACTTTGCGGTATTACCTTCTGCTGATAATGGCATTAAGCGGTATGGTCGAATTATGCACCCAGGCGCACAGTATGAAGCTATGATGAGATACCTTAACACTTGGGAAGATCCTAAGACTGGTACTATGGAGTCAGAGATACACATCAATTACTTGATGGGGTGGAGAGATTCTAACCAGGTTGCTGCATGGAAAGTTAAGTAAGTGAGTTCAGCTACTATCAGTGGTCTTAGCAGTCTTAGGTCTAGCCTAGGTAAGACCACAGGTGGTACTCCCTCAGGAGTGGACAGTATTATGTCCTCTTTGAATGTAGCTTTGGCAAACGCAGTAAAGACTAAGTTTACAGCAAGAAATAAGCTAGAGCTACTTTCAAAGAGAACCGAAGTAAGAGGAAACAAGCTAGTAGGCACTCTAACCTATAGGCAAGTATACTCTGATTTATCTAAATTCCCTACTACTTGGTATTGGGGTAATATAAACTCAGATGCAAGTAGTAAAGGAAGAGTTCATGTAACTTCAGTAGTCAAAGGTAGACCTAACATAGTATACGGTAAATCGCATAGAGGTGGTTTTATTCTACGTGATAAAGGTGGCAGTCCTAGACAGTACGGAAGGCATGGAACACAGATGGTTGAACGTAAGAGCAAGAGTAAACTACCACTAAGACTACTTCTCGGCCCTAGTACTAGCATTATGATAGGCTGGGCGTTACGGAATGATAAAGGGGTTAGGGCTGTTACTAACGGTAAACGAATTAAACTAAGCTGGTAGTTATGTTAGAGTCAGACGAACAAATAAGTAAAACCCTAGAGTTAGCTGGTGAACCAGTAGAGCTACCTGGTGGAACTACTAGGGCTATACCAGGCCACTTAGTCTATAACATACCAAGCTTTGATAGTCCTTATGATATAGAGAAGCAAGAGTTCGACTTCCAGATAAGCTATAAAGACTTCTTAAACCTAGATGTAGCAAAGGGCGATACTCTTACCTATACTCTGCAAACAATAGAGTATAGTTTTAAGGTTGATGGGTACTTAAATGACTTAGTGGGATGGGTACAGCTTAAATGTAGCCTACAGAGTGTAATAGCATGATGGGTGAACAGTACTTAATAGATTTAATAAAGTCTAAGACATCTTATACTGACGTTACTCTAGCTGACGAGTCTACTGTTGACCTTATAAATACCCCTCTAACTACCCCTCGTATAATGGTAGGGACTATAGGAGTAAAGCTACAGTACCCAGAGACCTTCTTTACTGATGCGTATAGAGGTACTGAAAACCAAGAGTTACAGGTTAGCTCTATACAGCTTATTTGTTTACGTGGCGACCTAGCGACCGTTAGACAAGCCATTAAAGATGCGTATACTGGGGAAAGCCCGTTTACTAATGACAGTAACTACTCTACCCTTAACTTTATGGAAGGTAATGTAGTAGCTAAGACTGGTACTAAGATATGGTGGCAGGAACTGATAGGTTTAGTAATGCCAAGAGTAAGTTAATATAGGAAAAACTATGTTCAAATACGATGAAACAGGGGCAGTAGTACCGCTTAGTAAGACTCCCCCTAAAGAGATTAAACGAGACTTCTGTGGTAATCCTATTGAGGACGTTCCAGAGGTTACTACTACCCCAATGAAGAGGAACAATCATGAAACAAGTGTTATATAAAGATAATAGAGTAGAGGTATACCATGGCTAAATTTCATGAAAAAGCTGTGGTCATCTACGGCGTAACTCAGAATGCTGAGGGTAGCTCTGCCGTAAAGTCACTAGCTGACCTAGCAGGCGAAACCTTATCAGTTACCTCTGGGGCTACTGCTGTAACAGGCGGTACTAAGTTCCAATACGGAGTAGCTCCTGGCGATGGCTTAGGCTCTCTAACGGTAGGCGGTTATATCTATGATAACTCTGGGGCAGTAGTAGGTCAAGTAGCTTCCATAGATAGTCAAACTGCTGCAACTTTATCCGATAATGCCCTCGTTACTGTATCAGCCGCTACCTTTAGTACTGGCCTAGGTGCTAAGAACGCATTAGCAGCTCTTAACCTTAACTACAGTACTGAGCTAACCTCCGAAGCCCATGTTTACGTAGGTGATGAGTTGTCTCGTGATGAGGAAACTGTTATTACTGACAAGTATGCTGTATTTGACTTTGAAGTATTCTTACCTAAGCGTGGTACTATCGCTGGTGCTGACCCTGTGGCTGCTGAAGTCCCAATGCCTGACTGGTTCGAGTCTTGCGGATTGGCTACTATAATTAGTACTGGAAGTGGCGGGTATATAGACATTACTAACGGGACTTCCGTTAATGACTACATGACTATTGAAGTTAGACGAAGCTCTCCCGATATTGCTACTGAGAAGTGCTTCGAGATGGCTAACTGCCGTGGTACTATTGACTTTGATAGTACAGTAGGTACTAGAGCCAAACTTAAGTTTAACTATAATGGTAATCTTACACAAGTTGTACAGAAGACTGCTATTGTTGCGGACTTTCAAAACCAGAAGTCAGGCCACGCAGGTAGTATCAACTCTACTACTGTTACATTAAGTAACTTAGCTCTATGGGTCGGTGATACTGCTCCTACTTCCCCGGCTGTTGATGCTACTAACTTCTGCTTTGATAAACTATTAGTTCCTAATGTAGATGGGTTTGAGTATGACAGATATCAGACTAGCTGTGAAGACGGTTGGTCAAAGGGAGCTACGCCTTACGATGTCACTGCTACTATCATTGAAGATGCTGCTGATGCAACTTATAACCCTGATAACCATTTAGAGGAGACCCATCAGTTACTCCTAAACTACGGAAGTGTTGCAGGTAATATAGTAGAACTTACCTGGTATAAGTTAATGCTAGGTGGTGTTACGGCAAGTACGGTAGCTAAGTACTCAGGCCAAGATTTAGCTTTTCGGTGCATAGGTAACTTTAACATTAGACTTAAGTAACTTTAAAAGAGAGCAATGTATGACAACTGCAAGAGTAGGACTAATAGTAGGCCATAGCTTAAAAGACCAAGGGGCTGTTAATAAGCACTCTAAGGTTACAGAGTTTGCCTTTAATAGCGAGATTGTTATGGGTATAGCTGAGCGACTGGCTAAACTTGGCCTTACTCCTGTAGTTATGTATAGAACAACCTATAGGCAGCTTCCCCATGATGTAAATACGGCTGGAGTAGATATAGCGGTATCTTTCCATTGTAACGCATTTAATGAGAGAGCTACTGGGACAGAAGTACTACACTTAGAAGGCGCAGACAAGAGTAAGCATCTTGCTGAGTGTATTCAAAAGGAGCTTCTAGTTGCACTTGGCCTTCCAAACAGAGGAGTTAAGGCAATTAAAAGCCATGATAGAGGTGGTAATCTTCTATATAAGACCGCTATGCCTTGCGTTATAGCAGAACCATTCTTTATAGATAATGACCAAGACTTAAAACTAGCACTAACTAACAAAGAAAAGCTAATAGATGCCTACGTTACTGGTATCTATACTGCAGTTTCCTAATAACTTAACCTAACTACAGAGAGCACTGTACTACAATGACAAGACTATATGTTCAACTACAATCACCTTCAATAGAACTAACAGTAACCGCTAAAGATGCGGCTCATACTAAGCATACTATGACCGTAGGCTTTAAACGCTATGAGGCTATGGAGGGGGCTAGAAGACTGGAAGAACTACAGGACTTATATCAAGCCCAAGTAGGACTATCAGCTAAAGATGCAGATATTGCTAGTATCCATAACTTCTTTAAAGAAGAGATACTATACCTAAAACAGGCTCCTCTTGTTAAAGAAGAAGATGGTAAGCCCAAGCCTTTTATTATCAGTGATACTAGAAAGGTACAACCACTTGAAGATGTCTGGGAAACACCGGAAGAATGTCTGGATGCTCTCCTAGATATGTTTCTTTCGTCTGCGCCCTGGATGTCTTCTTTCTCTAAAGCTATTAATAGCGCACTCTCTAACCTAGAATTAGAGGATGGTAGCCTAAAAAACTACTAGAAGCTGGTGAAACCCTTGGAATGGTCTATAGAGCCGGTAACAGGGATAAGGAAGTTAAGAAAGCTAGAGACGAGGAAGACACGTTTCGAGAGGCCTTTCCAGGGTTATCACTAGAAGAGGAAGATGAGCAGGAAGCTGAAGATATTCATACTATATATCTATGGGAGACTAATGCTAAAGTGTATGAGCTATTTACAATACTAATCCCTTACTTAGGGGAGTACTGTTCACTTAGTCCAGCCTCTAGCATACTACTAAAGCTAATAGAAGAACAAGATTTGCCAGTAACAAAAACACTCTTCCAGATACCTTATATCTGTGGAGGGTTCTCCGATAAGTTTATAGGAAATACAAATGACTGATGTTAAAGTAGCTGTTAGCGTAGATATGGGGTCTGAGGATAACTCCCTAAAAGAGCTAATAAAGCAGCTAGGCCTAGTTACAGCTGCGGTAACTACAACTAATAAGGCTTTAACTTCGGCAACTTCTATATTTGGCAAATACCAACAGAATGTTAAAGAGGCTACTAGAGTACTAGGTAAGCTAATAGGGGCGCAAAAGCTAGTTACGAGTACTGCTGGGACTTCTTCTAATGCTAGTAATGCCCAAAGAGCATTAGATCAGATAGCTGCTATGGAGAGGAAAGCTACCCAAGCTAAGGAAGCTGCTACTAGGACTGCTGCTGCATCACAAGATAGAATACGCCAAGACCAGCTAAAGCTTCAAATAGCAGCCATTAATAGAGCTGCTGCTGCTGAGAGAGCTGCACTTAGTGAGATAGCTAGGGTTAAAAACCAGAATAATAACCTAGCACTAGCTCAAATAAAGAGAGAAGAACTAGCGACCGCTAAAGCATTAAAGGCATCAAGGGATATACAGTTTACTCGTCGTGGTAATGAGTATATGGCTGCTAATGCTGCTGGTATTAGAGCAGAAAATGCTGAACTATCTAAGCAAAAGAACTTCCTTAACTCTATATCTAACATACATGATAACATACTAAGTCATATCTTTGGGGTAGTAGCGGGCTATCGTCTAATAAACGCTGCTATCAATACTATGCTTAATACTTTGCGTAGTGTCCCCAAGGCTCTAATAGAGTTACAGACTACTAAATCTGTCTTCGCAGCTACGTTTGATAGTCAATTCGCTGGGGCAAGTGTTATGACAGCCCTAGACGAAGAAGCCCAACGTACAGGTATATCAATTACTACCCTTAGGGAGAACTTTCGTAACCTAAATGCTTCTATGAGTATTGCAGGGGAGACTACCCAAGACGTGTGGAAGGTATTTACTAACATGAATACCGCTATTACCGCACTTCATCTTTCCTCAGATAGTGCCGTAGGTATATTTCAAGCACTTCAACAGACATTTAATAAGGGTAAAGTCCAATCAGAAGAGTTAACAAAGCAGTTAGGTAATAGACTTCCTGGTGCATTTGCTGCCTTTGCTAAAGCTACTGGTAGAAGTACGGCTACACTAGCGGCAGACATGAAAGCTGGCTTAGTTCAAGCCCATGGTGAACTTGTTAAATTTGCCGAATTCTACGGTAGTACCTTCTCTAAGTCAATGGTTATCGCAGGAGAAGGCTTACAGTCTAACCTCGGAAGGCTAACTACTTCCTTTACTCATCTAGCCGAGACTATAGGTGTTATGCTTGAAGAGCCTATGATTAAGACTGTTAATCTTGCTACAGGGGTAATAGATTCTATACGAGGCATGTTAAAGGGATCTAAAGAGCTTACAGTAGCATTAAACGCAGGACTGGGGTTAGCTTTCGTAGTAGCTGGCCACAAGTTAGCCCTTTTCTTAGAGTTTATGTTAGGGGTTGTTCCTGCTGCGGCTGGTGCTACTGCTGCTTTAGGGGCTACTTCTAGGGCTATGACACTACTAAAAGTGTCCATGGCTTTCTTACTTAGCCCTGCTGGGTTAGTTACAGCTATAGGCTTAGTTGCTGGGGCTATCTATGGCCTAAAGAAAGCCGGGGAAGAAACTAATGATGTGTTCGCTAGGGGCGAGAAGGCTATAAATGATTATATTGAGAGAATAAGAGTAGCTACTACTGGTAATTCAGAACAAACTAAAGAGCTACAACTATCTATTCAGAATGACCCATTTATACAAGAACAGCTAGGGTTACTAAAGGAGTATGAGGTTAAGCTTAATGAAGCTAAAGCTGCAAGAGCTAAGTTTGGTGAAGTAGCTGTTGGTGCTGCTAGTAAAGCTTCTCAGGCACAAGCTAACATACTACAAGCGGACATAGACAAAGCTGAAGCTGCTATATTCGCCTCTAAGGATGCTATAGCTAGGCATACTGCTGGTATAGGGAGAGATCTAGCTACTAAAGAGAAGAAACTACAAGCAGATAAACTTGCTGCGACTAAAGATGCCGGAGTACGTCAGACAGACGCCACTGTTAGTGCTACT